TTTGCAATAAGCTCGCCTCACTATCACCAACACTAACGAGTTCAAACGATGAGCGCATTGAGTTTGTTTCACGCGCGAAAATACTTGAAGATAATAAAAGTGTTGCCACCCCTAATAATAAAAACTTATTCATATAATGTTAACCAATTGTTATTAATCTCACATAATTTAACAAACGGCGAAAAATGTGGCAATAAAAAACACCTCGAATGAGGTGTTTGTTTTTATGAATATCAATCTAGTGTTTGCATTCCGTCTAATATTCCATTTGTCATATCACAACACTCGAAAGCATTTGCATGTCTCCACTCTCCACTAGCATTTCGCATTGCAAAATGATCTTCAAAATCCAAATAAACATGGCACTGCCCAAAAACATCTAAATACTCAACTCTCATTTTTCTAACATCGAGCTTTTCTTCATACTCCTTCTCCAACTCTTTTATAAAGTCCAATTCTTTTATTTGATTGTAAATTTCTTTTCTATATAAGCGATCATCTTTTTCTTCAATTAAATTTAATCCCCCTCTTTTTTGAGATTCCGAATTAAGAGCTTTATCTAGTAGCTCCAAGACGGCTGAGTTAAAGGATAAGTTATTGTTCTTTGCATACCCCATTATTTCGTCATACTTGTCTTGAGGCATTCGAATCTGACTACGCTTCCAATCGTCTTGAGTAATCGCTCGTTTCATTTTTAATCTCAGAAAAAACTATTGACACAATTATTATGCCGTTTTATAGTTTTGTCAACGGCATAATAATTATGCCAAAAACAAAACCCCTCGAACATTCTTGGCAGTCTGTGAGGGGTTTTGTATCAATCTTCAATCAAGGAAAATCGACATGGCTAGTTTAGCACAAATCAACGATACGCAAGTATCCATCATTAATTTCAAATCCGTTCCAGTAATCACAACAGCAATGTTGGCTGACTTTTATGGAACAGATGTAAACAATATTCAACAAAACTATATCCGCAATACGGATCGCTTTGTTCAAGGTAAACACTTCTTTAAACTTGAGGGTACTGAGTTAAAAGAGTTTAAGCAACTGACTGACTCAAAGACAGTCAGTAGAAATTCGCGCAATTTAACCCTCTGGACGGAACGAGGCGCAGCCCGTCACGCTAAGATGCTCGACACTGATCAAGCGTGGGAAGTATTCGAACAACTTGAGGATTGCTATTTTGTCCGTAAGGAGATTCTAGCTAAAACTCATAAGTCTGAACGCACCGCGCTCCATGAAGCGCACGCCTTGCTTGTAACCAAAACAAAGCATTTAAATGTGAGCGAAGCATGGAAAATAATTAAACAGCGATTCAATGCAAACCATATTGATGAAATCCCTTATGATCAGATTCCCGTGGCTGTTGAGTATGTTCATCATTTGATTGCTTTGTATAGCAACGCTGATAAACAAGTACTCACCAGCGCCGATCTGCAAAACATTCATGCACTCGCATCACACATGATCTGGGTAACGGAATGGTGGCGAACATTTGGTGATGCTATTCGCATGATGAGTCCAATTATGGCAAGCTCAGTTCATAGTCACTTTGCGGACGGTGGGTCACTTGCTTGGCGTTATATAGATAAAAGTAAACGTAACTCTTTACGGGAAGCAGTAAAGGATTATGAATGGCTCTTACCACCTAGCGAGCGTAGACAATACATCCGTTCTTAAATAAAAAAAGCCCCTTATGGGGCTTTTCTTTCGTCTTAATTTCTACGATTAATGCAGCGCCATTTCCGCACTCTTAGCCAAAAATGCAGATCGGCTCAAATGTTGTTTCTTTGCCACTGCATCAATGCGCTTAACCAATGCTTCAGGCATACTAATATTGATACGTACGGACTTACTATTAATCTTTGAAGTATCGATATCAACCAACAACCAGTAACCATTTACAAAACGATCATCATTAGCCCACTGCTCAGGACTTGATGGTTCGGGTAATTCTAAATCCTCACCATCAAAATACACCTCCACAGCTTCTTGAGCCATGCGTGCAACATCCTGCATATCATCAGCGGCGCTAAAGCACCCCTCAAAATCAGGAAAAGTTAATCCATAAGCAGAATCTTGGTCTTTATGAACATATACTGGATACAACATATTTACCTCCATTCCCAGCCAGCTTGTTTGTATATATTACGCAACGTTCCAATAGGCATATCTTTACGAGGATGCGGCACCACGACATGACCTGATTTCTCAGGGTGTTTGAACTTTTCATGATCACCTTTACCACCCACCTTGACCCAGCCTTCCTGTTCCAAGCGCTTGATAATGTCTTTGCTATTCATTGTGTAATTATACACACTCAATTAGTGTTAAGCTAGATTAACCATCCAACTGCTTCAAGTATTTTTCCCAATCTCTCTTGTTTGCTCCAGATGCCATTCTCTGAGCAATTGCATAAGACTTCACTTGCTGCCTTTCGACAGCATGACCTTCTTTTAAATATTGCAGAAATGCACCATAGCTCAAATCCAAAATGTCGTTGTGTCTATGCCCCATCTTCACAAGATATGCAAAAGCCTCGAACCAACTTGAATCTTTACTATCAGTTTCTTTTTCATCTTTCTTAAAGAATGCCTCGTTTACTTCAATGATCTTTAAAACAAGCTCAACAATCATTCTAGATTGCCCTGCATTCTCATTAAATGATTCAGGGCTTATGGTTGTAACCAATGAGCACATACCCATGATATTAAGCATCTGAGGCTCAATTAAAGGTGTGATTGTTTCTATTGAATAACTTTCTAGCTTTTTAATTGGATCTGCAAATTGAGCAAACTGGTTTAGATTCTTAATCTGTATCTGCTTAATCTCAATATTCTGACCAATAAATACATGTGGCAATGATTCATTGTTTAAAAGAAAAAAGTCATTCATAGAAAAAATCCAAAAATACAGGCACGAAAAAAGACGCTAATGCGCCCCTGTGCCTGTAAGTATTGCTTAAACTGGTGCTGCAATCTGCACGACACGACCAAACAAGCCAAGACTTGAGTCACTGCCTTTCTCTGCATCAGATAACGCCATGCCGCTGATTTCATAAGAACCAAGTTCTTCATGAATCAATGGGAATGTAGCAGAAGCATCTTTTTTAGTACGCCACAACTTCACTTCGACTTTGCTATTGTCTACTGTGTTGATACCACGGAACGTAAGCTCGTATTCTTTACTGTCCTGATCATTGATTGTAGTAACTGAAGCTGTGCCTGCGGTAAAGTCAGCAGTCAAAGGCATTGTAAGACCAGTCACATCGTTAAATGTAATCGTTCCAAATGCAGCATCTACAGTGTATTTTGATGCATCAACAACAACTGGCGTTCCAGTTGAATCTTTGATAACCACATTCGATACATTGTAGCCACCCAAAGCAACTTCTTGACCTACGGCAACCGTGCCAAGATTCTTAGCTGTCACCGTTCCGCCTGCAATAGTTGTTGCCTGGCCATTAAGAATATAAGCAATATTTTCTTTGCTTGCTTCTTCCAAAGTACCTTTAAAATTTACGCTACGAGTTCTTGTCATCATAAAATCAGTGGTGCGTTGACCCGTTGTAGACTCTTGATGTTCGATCACATCGCCATCTAACTCGATCTCGAAATCTGGCGCATTCCCCACATGACGAGCTGCCCCAGCAACACCTGCAACAATCGGCGATAAGTACAATTTACCTTGCAACGAAATATACTGTTTAGCCATTGGCTTTTACCTCTTTTGTTAATTTTGGTTCTGTTTTGACTTCAATAATCAAACCATCGCTTAATAGTTTTTCGATCTGCACTTGCGGCAAATCCCCGATTGTGTCGCCCTTTGACCACGGGCCAACTGGTTTTAATGCTTTATATCGCTTGGTCATAAATACCTCATGTAAAAACTTGTATTTCAAACATAAATGGAAAATATGCAAAGCCTGGCGAGCTTCCGATCCGCACAGGTGAGTTTGCTCGCTTAAACATTCGATAGCCTGCTATTTGAGGATTAAACCCTTGCAATGTATCCAATAACTTTCGAATGAATGGATCTGCTTCTTTCCGAAGTGAGTTTGTATTTTGCAGTTGAGCCCCTGCGTCACGAATACATAGCACTACCAGCCATTGCTGAAATATAGTTGCGGAACTTCCATTGCCCACACTTTCACTAACACGATCATCAAAATAAATCACGCTGACTGAGGGTGCATTATTTGAACCTTCAAGCATTGCCTCTATCGTAAATGGCGTATTAACTTCTACAAGTTCAGGCATATCTGTTTGAATTCGATCGACCAAAACAGGCTCAACTGCGAAGTAATCTTGAATTATCGTCATAGTTACACCACAAATATTCCAGTCCCAAATAGGTGTGTTGGTTGGTCATCCTGCACAGGAAAATTCAAAACAGCTTTGCCAGTTGCAATGTTTTTAAGCCAACTCATCACATCTTCGTAATCAAGCCGAACAATTTCCGTAGGCTTATCCTTGTACAAGTAATATCGTGCAACTACCGCAACTGCACGCTTAACGGGTTCAGTTGTAACAGGCAAAGGCAATGGATATTGAACAGCTATATAACCGTTCACCATTTCAACAGCATCCGAAATGGCTTGTTCGGATGTAGGTGGGTTAGCTCCATCTGTTTTGGCAATATTACGTTCAAGTCGGACAATTTCAGTTTCACCAAAACGACCAATAAGCTCATCCCGTGTTAAGTAAGACATTTAATCCACCACTCTATATGTTATTGATTGTCTCAATTGGCCAGTGTCTATTAATGGCTTACTGCTGCCTTTACGCTTGATTGTTTGAGCTTTCAACGGCGTAAATTTGCCATTCACCATGTACATCTGCACATCTGCCGCAGCTTGCATCCCTAATACCTGCTTAATCTTTGTAGGAGTGGTTCTAAGTAAAAGTAAGTCCTTTACCTCTCCCAACAAATATTTGCCATATTTACCTTGGTTCAGTGTGATTGATGCACGTAGAAACGATCGTTCTGGAATTTTGCGGCTAGGTGCACCATATTCATGAATTGCTGCGAGATCTGGCATCGTGATTGAACGTTTACCGCTATGCATCCCAAAAGCGCCAATCTCAACCTTGCCCAGAAACTTATTCGCCTGCTTTTGGAATTGTTTTAGAATCCAACTTGGATTTTCTGACATTTCAACTTTGACTTTGAACATGGCCACCTAGCCTTTATTACTTAGCAGCTGCTAACTTTGCTTGCAGATCTTCAAGTGATTCATCATCACTAAATTCGATATTAAGCCCGGTCAATTTGGATTTTACTTCCACCAATTCAGCTTCACGTTTTGCCTTAGCTGCTGCTGTATCTGCTTTACTGTTAGGCTTGGTTTTCTTAACTTCAGATATGATCAATTCACCTGATTTTTCCAATGCTGTGAACACAGGATGACTTGCCAAGGCCTCATGCTGATCATCTGTAAGTTCTACTTCTACGCCTTTCGGCAATACAACCGCACCGAATTTGGTACGTGCTGATAGGCGACCGTGTTCACCCTGATATGTATATTTCGGCATTTTCATTGCTCCAAAAATGACTAAAGCCGCGTAATTGCGGCTATTTAGTCATTGATCGTTAAATTGAATTGGTTAAGGTTTAGGTACGTCTAGGTAACGTAGACTGTCCACACGTTTTAACCACACGCCCTGATACAGGTAGTGACCTGGTGTAAACAAATCCAAGCCTTGCGGTTGTGGTGCTAAGAATTGGACATCCTGCGGAATACGCATCTCGATACACGCTGGATCACGGCGATATACAGCAATACGGCGTGTTCCACCTACCCCAATATTTTCACTACGACTAGATGAGCGAATAGTTGGTGGTTTACCCTCAAGCGCCAGAAGGTTGTTTTTAGAAATCCATTCAAACAAAGTGGTTTCTAAATTATCAGCAATACGGCGCTGGGTAAGGATACGCATTAAACTTACTGGCAGAATCACCGTATCTGGCCTAACTGATGGATTGAACTCACTGGCATCGATCGCATCAGAAAGAATGTCATTAAAATCTGCAAGAATCTCGTCAGCCGTTGCAGATTCCCAGTCTTTTAAAGCCGTTTGAACATTCACACCAGTCTGATTCCAGAAACCTTTTAATCCAGCACTTGGCTCGCCAAGCCATGCGATTCGTGACATATGTTTTTCATATGCCAGACGTGCAGCCTGAATCTTATCCGCTTCCAAGGTAATGCCTGTTTGTGATGCGGTAGCTAATTCCAGCATTGAATATTGATAGCCAATAACACCTGCACGAACCCCTAAATCAACACTGTCATATAACACTTCAGCAAGCGGGAAATCCATACCCGTGCCACTATAATCCTGCCCCTCACCCACGCCATTCTTACGCTGCAATGAGTGCTTTGTCCCAATCACCGCAGGGAAATTTGTCTTAACAGGGATGTAAGAAGCATATTCGGTTGCCTCTGCCATTTGCGGTGTCATTTCATTATCGGTTTCAAGTTTTACCAATAACGAAACCAAGTTTTTAAGGTTGAAAGCATCCCCTACATGCGCTTGTAGTAATGGCGCTACACCACCAAACAGGGCGAGCTTTCGATTAATAAGTTGTTCACGATTCATGTATTAAGCCCCGCGTAATTGAACAATAGCCATGCCATCAGCACTTGAAATGCTGTCCCAAGTAGCGCCAACTAATTCAGTTCCATCTGTTGCACTTGTTTGATATGAACCCAATGGGTTGTTAGTGGTTGCATTCGCTGTGCGAACATAAACCTTGCCACCTGTAGCCGTAATTGGAACGGCGGGTTTTACCCAGATTCGACCGACTCGCATGATCGGCGGCACATCAAATTGCTTGTATGCCTCTTTACCAGTCGCATCAGTTCCGTTCTTTCCAATGTGTTGGTGCACAACGATGCCTACTGGTCGCAGCACACCATCTACAGCAGCACAACGAACGCCGTCACCTGCATCACAAGCGACCTGACCATCATTTAATGTGCCTGTGCCTGCCATTGGCATAGAACGCACATCTTCAGGCGTACTTTTAAGGCGTTGCCCGACTACCGCCACTTTTGAATTAAGCTGCATTTATTAGCTCCTTAAATATCTTTTTTCCAAGCTGTTGTTTTGTCATAGCCCTGTTCTTGTGCAGGTGTCGAACCATTCCCTCCTGCTGGTGGGGTAGTTTGGCTATCACCCGTAAAGAAACTATTAATTGGGCTTGACGGGGTTTGAGTGCCACTGGTTGCAACAAGCGCACGGAACACCATGTCAACCTGCTCAGGTTTTGCATCGCTAATTGCAACTGTTCCAAGGATTGCACCAACAACCGCATCGCCAGCTTTGGCAGTAATAGCCTCACGCTTAATCTGCTCACAGGAACACCCCTCGGTTTTGACATTGGCATTTAACTTTTTGGCATCGGTAATGACCGCAGCACGCTCATTGGCTAAGGCTTCCAGCTTCTCTGGTGTAACCTGATTTGCTTCCAGTTCCACCAACTTGTCAGCATTGGCCTTGGCATCTGCCACAATCTTGTCAATCACAACCTGAATTGCAGCCACCTCAGAAATTGAAAATTCCTGATCGCCAATCTTGATTTTGGTATTCACTGTATTTTGTAGGCTTGCCAATAGGTCTTGATCTTTCTTGATCGCAACGCCTAATGGCTCATTGTCTGCTACATCAAAAGGGATACCGTTTGCAGTAATTTTCATTGTTTTCTCCAATGATTTTGGTTTATGAATGTTTGGGTTTTGATCGCCAATACGGCAATCGCCACCACATCGACCATATTTGACTAAGGCAACATGATCGCCATAGAAGTTTTTGAATTCAGCTTGATACGGCGTACCGTCCGCAGCTGTTCCACTGATAAGATGAAGTTCAGCGCCGTAACCTAAAGACAACTCCAAACGCTCCTGGCTTTGAATCTGCTGAATCACATCACTGTCTTTAATCAGCAAATCACCAATTAGATAATCCCCATCACGGCGAACATTGAATAACGTCCCGATTGAATGGGTTTTCCATGTCGCTGCATTGATAGAATTACCTGGTGGGTGATTGTCTGTGACATCCACACCCTGATAGCTCTGAATTGTTTCAGGTCGAAATAGCTCATCGGCTGAACTAAAGACATTAATGACTTGATCAGGTGTATAGCCCTCTATGCCATTAAATTCAGCAGCATAGTATTGGCGTACCTGTGGCGCTTTGCCGAGTCGAGCATCTTTGCACAATAAAAAACCCTCGGGAGTGAGGGTTCTTGTGGATTGCGCAGGTGCAAAGTCACCTAACTTTAAGTGAAGTAAATAACGTTTCATTGGCTTTCCTATAGGCAATAAAAAACCCACTTCGATTGAGTGGGTTTAGTTGCTCGTTATTGTTTACTGTACTGGGTTGCCAGAATCAACTTTGCGCTGCCATTGCCTGTTCGGGCGACTTTGCATCCTTATCAAATAAATGCGCCGTGTAGGGGATTGGCACACATCGGCATCGAATTGGAATACCAGGATGTCCGTCTGACGGCGGATTATTCCATGCGAATATCAAACCATCGCGCAAACGGTGCGAATGTCTTACACGCTCATCATGACTGGTTGACCATGTGTAATGAGTAATACCTAACTTTTGCTGACGAATCTGAGCGAGTCGCCCGTTGATTTTTCCAAGCTGATCAACTGCAATTAACTTAGCGCGTGAATCTGTGGAATGGCCAATATCCAAAATAGATTTTTTAATCTCATCGGAACGCTTACCAGTCTGTATGCCATCCAATACAGCAGCTTCGACTTTATCTAAGTATTGCTTAGGTATTGACTGGATCAGTGATACGTTTGCAGCAATAGCGCTATCAACCGCATCTTGTAGATCCTCATCTCGCATCAAGCCAGTAAAATCCAAACCAGTAGACTTTTGCAGCATTTCAGCTATTTGCTTATCACTTGCTTTTTTCTGCTTCAAAACGATTTGCGTGGCCAGTTGTGCAGCTATCAAATCGATACTATTCGTGATCTTCTGTTTTAGATTACCCAGTGCGTTTTTAACACTGGAAAATATGCCATCTCCGATATGGATCTGAATTGAATCACCCATATTGAAAGCCAAGATCGGCTCAATATCATCTTTCACACCCTTTTGACATAAATGACTAATCGATAAGAGTGCCTTGTAATATTCAACCTCTGTTTTCTTGGATATGAATATTGGCTGTGGTTTGGCCTTACGTCCTAACTTAGTTTTATGAGCTTGCTGAATTAGCGGCTTAAGGTTGCTGAGAATTGTCATCTATTTGCCCCGCCAAATCATCGAGCGCTTGGATATGAGCATCATCTATAAAGTCGTATGTACCATCTTGCTGAAGCTGCTTTGCAATCATTGCCTCAGTGATAATCCCTTTTTCTAAATATTTGATGTCACGCTCAGTGTTGTTCTTCTCTACTTCAGATCGGGTTTTTACATCTAGCTGCCAGAGCGGATAGAACACAAAATTAAAGCCTGTTGGTATCGCTCCAAACAGGCTTTTAAAAATCACGGGAAATATCCGTTCTAGTATGGGTCGCAAGGTCCAGTTTTGTTCTGTGTTGACTCGATCGTAGTAACTTCGCAAATCGAACTCACCGCTATTGTTTAAGCCAGATGTGGTTTGACCAAATAGCAATGTATAAGGCATATCCGCCGCACCCGACGTTTGTTGGCCAAACTCTCGCATCAAATCTGGTAAGCCGCCAAAAGTATATGACTTGGACTCGTACTCTTCATCTTTATCAATGACAAGCATGCCATTGATACTTTTAAGCAAAGCTGCTGCACCAAATCGCTCCATCATGTCTTTAGTACGATCAATGATTTTCATCATTAGATCCGGTGTACGAATCACATCTATCTTTGCTTCATGTACTAAACTCGCTGCGCCCGCATTGGTTGCGATGTAATTTCGCAAAGTGTAGTAAATGGCCAACAAAAGCGACTCTCCCTCATCGCCGTGTTTCACACACATGATTCGAGAATAATGTATTTTGCTTTGAGTGCCATTGCCATTACTAATTTGGTAATACATTGGTTGTTCTGGTTCACCTGCGCTCAGCTCTAAAGGTACATATTCCTGATTTAAAGGCTGTACTTTGGATTTCTTTAGAACTGTGAAAAATTGAAGCCCACCTTGTCTTAACTTTTCAATCTCAAAAGGCTGATCCAATTGCAAACCATCTGCTAATCCAAATACCAAATACGCTCGACCATACAAACGAGACCAGATCAGCAGCTTTGCCAAACGCTCGACTAAACGTAAACGCTTAATTTCATCAGTGATCTTGAGTATTTGACCATCCTCTAAACCATTGAAATACCAGCCAGCCCGAAGCATATCCAACACAGGACGATTAACAATTTTCTTAGCAAGCCAGTCTTGATAAACCGCTTCGAAATCATAATCAGTAAGGTTGGTTTCTTTCGCAAAATGGCCATGCGATGACTTATCACGGCTTGTATTGAGATTCGATACAAAGTTGACATAAGCACCATCATTCACAATGACTGGCGCTTGTGTTTGATTGCGCTCTTCCAAGATATTCTCCTTAATCTAAAAGGTCGTAAGGATTCACAACCATATTTTCGATCGCATCAATTGTTGGGTCCCATTGGTCATCGTGGTCATGTGTCATATCCGCTGTTAGCCCCTCGATTTCTTCGATGTAATTTAATAACCACGGCGCTTTAGCAGGTAACATCACCAAACCATCTTCCACATAGAAAACAACATCCATAGTCCTAACGAGTTTGTCTGTATCTCGTTGGATTGCCCGAATAGGGATAGTTGTTTCTCTTGAAATGGTTTGAATTAAAGTTGTACCACTGGCTTTATCCTCAACTGCCATATAGCGTAGATTCCCGATTTTGGTATCACCCGCTTTATGTTTATTGATGAACTTCTTACCTTCTTTTATAAGCTCTGGTGCTTCCCACTTCCCCCGATGCACATCGATGATATAGAGCTTGTTGTCGTACCCTAGACCAGCACATAAGAAAACTGAGAAATCGTTATGCTCTTTAATCTTTTGCGCCGTATCGGCAAAGATTGCTCGCCATTTAAGCAATGGCAACTCTAAGTAACGCCCAAACCATTCAGACTTAACTAAATCACCGCCTAACTTTTTAGGGTTCTGCATGTACTGACTGGCAAACGTATAGCGTGAGACAGTCGCGCCGTCTTTATCCTCACCACCTTTTTCTAACTGCAGTAACGATTGAAGTGATTCTTTTAGTGGCCAATAGCTTTGGCGGCCATGCTGATCTCGTTCTACATCTCTCGGAACCTTGGCTTGAATATGCTCTGGTAATTGATTGATGTACTCATCATCAATCAAAGCAGGAATGCTGATCTGTTCCCACTCACCCGGTACGTTTCCAGTCATCACAAAATTAGTCGGATCTTCAACGTGCAAACGTTGCATGATCAAA